TTGGATCTGTTAAAAAACCGAATACCCCTGTTACATCAATTGGTAGAAAAGGTCTAGGTAATCCGAGTATCTCTCCTAGACCATCTAGCTGTTTTCCAAGTGCCTTATCTAATAATCTATCATCAAGTAAATCATTAAATGAATTATCAATCTCTTGGAAATCTTCTAATTGTACATTGATTAAACCTTTTAATTTTTCACTCTGATTGAATTGAAAAGCTAAACGGTTTAATCCGTGATTAACTAAATCTCTCATGACGATGAGACCGTTATGAATGAAACATCATAGTTTGATATTTCATTAAAATCTATAACAAGGTTTGTCGTTCCTGTTGGATTTGCTGAAAATCCCATTTTTAAATCAATAGATACTACCCCTTGAACTGCATTTATTGGAGTATAAAATTGACTCAATATAACATCTTCTCCAATTCCATATGCTGATGTTCCAAAGTCTTTTATATTATTTGCTATATCAACATCTCCACTTCCTGGATAGTTAGAGTCAGTTGTAACTGTAACTTTGAAATATATATCTTTTGCTATAGGTCTTGAGAATTTAATATCTTGACTAAATCCCTGCGAGTCTGTAATTTGTTCCGTTATGTCTCCGTACGAAAGTATTCCTTGAGGTGTATTAAGCCATACTGCATTTGCTATATCTGCATTGCTTCCACCTTGAACGATAGACAAAAATTGATGAGCAGGAATATTTTCTGGACTTGTTACATCTGTACCGTTTGATATAACTCTCGCTGATGTAACATTATCTATATTTGATAATTGTCCGAATAAACTATCTACTAGATTTTGACCTGCAGTTTGAGTTGATTTTGCTCTTCTATCTCTAAGTTCATCATCAGTCTCTTCATATGTACCCTCTGTTGCATCTGATGGATTTGTGACAGTTTGCCAACCAAACACAGGTGTATCAATTTGGGTTAGGCTACCTGCAAGTGCTATTACCGGACCACTGTTAATAGCTGTTGCATTAACAGATATAGTTCCACCACTTATTGTTGCATCAAGGTCTGTTGAGAATTTTTCTGTATTATTTGGAATAGCTACAAGTGAACCTGCAGGAATGATTGTTCCATCAACACCAGTTAATGTCAATAAAACTTTAGAGAATGTTGCAGGTTTTCTCTCTATACCATTAATCGTAACAAGATTTGAGAGTTGAACACCTTGAGAAGTTGATGGATAAAAAGCATTATAAACAAGTTCTGCAAGATCCCATACAAGTGCTTCGCTCTCAGATTCAATTCCTATAATTTGACCGAAGTTACTCTGTGGGTTAAGATTAATGTTTTCTCCAAATACAACTTTAAAAGCCGCTTCTTTTTCTGCTTTAATGTCAGCTAGTCTTTTTCGATTAAATCCATCTACAGTTAGTCCGAATGCCATATTAAATTCCTAGTGATAAGCTTTGGGATAGTCTATTCCCATTTGTTTCTATAACTTCAAATGAGACTAATAACTTCTTATTATCTGCATCTGGTGTTAATGTTAAACTCTTTATATCTTTGATATTATCTGTATTTTTTATTTCATTTCTAAATATAGAATACACAGTTGATATGTTAGTATTTTTTTCAAATATTATCTGTGGGTATGGTATTCCTACTGTATTATTTAAAAACCATTCACTTAAGATAAACTGTAATCTTATTGACAAATCTTGTGTAATTTCATTATCAATAGTAGTAAGAGCAAGGTCTTGATTTTTAACAAATATATCATGATTATCATCAAGTGCTACATCCATGCTCTGTCCTTTTTCATTTGTTTAATTATATCATAGTTTTATACAAGTGGTGCTGTGTTTGCACTTCCTGCTGTAACTCCACCATGAACATGAGCTTTCAGTTCACTTCCACTTATTGTCAAACTAGTTGCTGCTTCAATAGTTGGAGCTGTAATTGTACCTGTTACTTCTAAGTCATTATTTATAATAGTCTTCGCACTTGTTATCTCTGTGTTCGCAGTTGTTTCCATTGAGATTGTACCATCTGTTTTAATAGTTATCTTGCTATTCCCATTCGTTGATTTTATAACCATGTTGTCTGGATCGAAGTCAGTAATTTTTTGTTTTTGAGAGTATAAAATTGGAACTGCATAGGCATCCGATAGGTCAAACTTTCTAAAATCATTTGGGGATTGGATTCCACCATCTTCTAGCCAGTTATCTATTGACCTTTCAATGAAATATAATGCTACTTCATCTCCCTCTTTTAATGGGAGTGTGATTGTAAAATCTCCACTCTTTAAAAATCTTATAGGCACTTGACTGAGTACCGGAAGATTAACAAGCTCTCCATCAATATTTCTTTTTAGCTGAGGTTGAATATCTGCGAGTTGTTCTACTGGATCAAAGTTTACAATTTGACCTGGTAGCATAGTGTGAACATCTTTTAAGTAAGTATTAATCGCTGTGGCAAGTACTGACTCTAGACTCGCTCTTCTATCACTTGTTTCTGGCATTAGAAATTCCTTGCTTGTATATTTGTGAACCAGTCGTTACTTCTTGTATCTCCAATGTGCTGTATCTTGTCAGCTCGGTATACTCCGACACCTACTGTTGGTGGTATTTTTCTGAATATTAAGTTACCTATATTTATCTTTGCACTTATAGATTTTATCTCTACTTTTCTTCCTAGCTTCATCTGTGGAAGCAATAGCGATTTAACTTTAACTCCTACCTCTGTAAGCTCTGGACTTCCAATCATTCCATTGTCTTGTCTTATCTCAAGTGTAGGCTCATCATTGAGTGGCTTGTCTTTAATTGTAGTTTCTATAACATCATTATTTATTGAATAATCGAATCCACAGTTTTGTGAAAGCTTATCAAGCCAATCTTTGACATTTCCTGCAAGAACTATACCTCTTAATAGAGACCTCTTTTTTGTTAAACAATCTTTTAATCCCTCAGTAACACCTTTTGTAACTCCCTCCATTTGTCCTACAAGTTCATCGAAGATGCTCTCTGTTGTTTGTCCTGGTGGTAGTGTTTTATTTATGGTTGAGTCGTTGATTGATTTAAGTGCATCTCCACAAAATAGAGTTGTTATCCAGTCTGGACCTTGCTTCTCATGAGTAACATTGATAATATTTCCACTAAAGATAAGAGGTGCATTTCCCTCGTAACCTGCATATAAAAATATCTTAGTGAACTCTTCTTTGATAGTATTTCTGCTCGTTTTATTTAAATTGTATATTTGAATATTTGCCATGTTTGGATATCCAACTAATGATAACTCAACATTAAAAGAGATTCTAAGGTCCACTATTTCAAGTCCACCTGCATCTGGAGAGCCTACAATAAGTCTAGCCTCTCTATTAAAAAATTCAGCCATTTGTGTTTTCCAGTATCTCTAGTTCGAACTCATCCAGATTATCTCTTGTCGGATCATCTTCTTTTTTACTTCTTAAATCAAATGGAATATTTGGAAATGCTTTGAGTAGATTTTCTTTTGTAACAATTTTAACTGCATATATAAATGGGACACCATCTATATCAAGAATATCAACAGTCCAGAAACCTTGAGTATTCCATTTTTGTTTAAATTTATAAATTATTTCATTGATTTTAAAGTTAAAACTTTCAGACGGATTATTTGTTAATGGTAATATCATTTGAGTCCTCCCTCTACATTTGGAGTAGTTTGGTCTGCTGTATCTTGTTCATTGAATTGTTTAGCAGTCAATACTTCACTTCCTACAAATATAATCTCTTTTAGGTTTGCTTTAAAATTTAACGAGTTTGATGTATCTTTATCTTGAGTAGTTGATAAATTTTCAATGACTACATTATCATATGCCTTTAAATTGGTTACAAGTGTGAAAGGAACTCTTTTAGCTTGTAGTTCGAGTAATTCCTCCCATGCTTCTTTTGATGGTGTAGAGTCTTTTGTGAACTTATCTATTGTATTTAATCCACCAAATGGAGCAACTTTTGTATCTGAAATTATACCACTTATGCTGAATGTCATAGGATTGATAATAATGTTATCATTTACATCGGACCCATTCTCTACTGGATTTGATGTAATTGTTGAGCTTGTGTTTGTTGACTCTGATACTATTATGTCAAGCTCTATCTCTCCTATAAAATTTCCCTTTTTAAATATTAATTGTGCTATTCCCATCTTAGAACCTTGTTGGAGTACTCATATTAAGCTCCGTTGATTTAAACTCTGCACCTAGTGCTTCTGATACTACTCTTTTAACTTCTTCTGGATTCCCACCATCTATGTTTATAGTTACTGCATTATTAGTTGTTGCACTTGATGCTGTATTTGATATTCCTGCACCTGCAAATGTTTGTATTGCACCAGTCGTTTGTGCTTGTTGGATTTGACCTATGTCAACACCTGGCAATTTATCTAATAAACTAATTGCTTTATTCAAAGGAGATATTAAAAAATTAAATATTGTAGCACCGACATCTTTCATTAATATCATTAACCCCTCTAATGCTTGATCACCTTGAGTGAATATTAAGTTCCACCCTTCGACTACCATTTTAAATATATCAATTAGTCCATGTACTGCTGTTCCAACGATAGGGAACTTTTCAGCTATAGCACCTATTTGACTGTCTGCTCCATTTGCGAAGGCTACCATATCTTCTATGAGTAGAAAGATTGCAGCTCCTACCGCTATAATTATTGCCGGTATCATTAAAGCTCTGGCATTAACTGCGAGGAGTGCTGCACCAACTGCTCCGAGTGCTACTTTTAATCCACCCATTGCATCTATGATTGTCATTACAACATTTACAACCCTCTTTGCTATATTAAAAAATGCAGTTACTATTTTAATTGTCGTTTCAAAGAAAGCATTTAAATTCTGTTTTATGAGTTCTTTATTGACCTTAAACCAAGAAACGAAAGCTTTTATCATTGGAGTTATGACTTTCATCAGTTTTGTACCAACCGCTGAAGCTACACCTTTTGCGACTGTGCTTACTCTTAACATTTCATCATTAAACTTCGCAGCGGATTGTGTTGCATCTTTATCGAGTACAAACCCTAAAGCTTTAACCTCTTCTCTCTGTTTTCGTATGGCATCGCTACCTTGTTCGAGTGTGAGTAAAAGTGAGGAGTCTATTCCAAGCTTATTTAAAAGCTCTAGTTTTTCTGATTGTGATCCAAGTTGTGATACTGCATCTGCAACATCAAGAAGAAGGTCGTCTGTATTTTTTATCTTGCCTTGTGCATCTGTAGCACTTACACCAAGTATTCCGAATGCTTCAACACCTGCACCCATTCCTCTTGCTGACTCACTTGCTACTTTTGCTAAGTTCTCAAGTGATGAGTTCATTGAGTTAACTGAGCCACCGTTGAGCTGTGCTACAAATCCAAGCTCACTTATTGCTTGAGAGGTTATTCCTATCTTTTGTGCAAGCTTTCCGATTTCATCATTCTGCTCTGCTATTTTACTTGTGAATGCAAAGATTGCAGCTCCAGCAGTTGCCGCACCAGTAGCAACGATTGCTATTGCTTTACTGGCATCTTTCATTCCTTTGTTGAACTTCTCGAGTCCTTTTCCATCAAAGTCAAATGATAATTTTGCAACGAGTGAGTCAATAACTGCCATGATGTCATCCTTTTGTCTGTTAAATGAATTATATCCTACTTATGCTATAATTACAATCTAATCATTGAGAGGGTTGCTCCTCTCGACTATTTGATGATTAGATAATGATGATTAGGACTTCAAAATGGAAACTACAAAAATCTGCACTAAATGTAAAATTAAAAAAGAATTAGAAAATTTTGTTAAAAAGAAAAATGGACTATATGGTCTGGACTCAGTATGTAAAATATGCAAGTCAAATATCAACAAAGCATATAGAGAACAAAATAAGAAAAAGCTATCTATTTATGATAAAGAAAAATATTTAAACAATTGTATTAGTATAAAAAAGAGTGTATCTAAATATTATATAAACAATAAAAAGAAGAGAAAAAGCTATAATAAGATTTATAGGTTGACTGAAAATGGAAGGATGTCAGACAGGTTGCATAGTCTAAAACGAAGAGCTTTAAAACTATCTACTTCTGATGGAACTATCACGAAATATAATTTAGATTTATTGCTTTCAATTCAAAATAATAAATGCTACTACTGCAAATGCAAACTAGATATTAATAAGCACCTGGACCATTATATACCATTATCTAAAAATGGGGAGCACTCTATCTATAATGTTGTTTGGAGTTGTGCTAGTTGCAATTTACATAAAAGCGATACTATTCCAGATAAAAAATTATCTCTTTTTATTAGCTTCCAAGTTGGCTAAATGTTCCGCTTCTAATTTTAGGTTAAGTGCCTCATGAAAATCATGCAAATCACTAAGAGAATATACTGTTCTAAGCTCATTCAGTGTACATAACTTTTCAAGAATAGGTCTGTACACAAACAAATCAATATTTAGCTTTCTAGGCTCTGGCTTGCTTCTTGGAAGATTGAACTTAGTCCGAACTTTTTTAAAACATCACTAAAGTTTACCTCTATGATGAACATTACAACTTCCCACATTTCAGTTGTCTTCCCTGCAAAGTATGAAGAGAAATCTATCGGAGTATCTATTGCTGTACCATTTGCTGTTTGAACATAGAATACATTCTTCTCAAATAATTTGACTACAAGTGATACCACTTTTTCATCATCGAAGTTTTCAGTCAATTTTGCGATTGCACTCTTAATGCTCTCTTTGTCTGCTCCGCCACTTAACTCTCCAAATGAAGCACCTAGAAGTTTTATTAACTTTGCTTGAACACTTAATGCACTTAATGCATCCATTGTCGTTACTTTATAAATCGTTCCGCCGATTGTTTTTGATTCTTGTTTCATAACCGTCCTTTTAATTTAAACTAATTACAACCACTTAAAAGGACGAACTAAAAAGTGGCTGTAATTAATTTAAAATGTGACGAGGTTTCCCTCGCCAGTATTATATCACACTATGACCATTGTTCCGAAGTCTGTACGGAATGTAAACTCTACAGCATTTGCATTTTGTCCACGAACAATATCTGGAGTCTTTGTAATCCATGCATTGTTCCCTACGAATGTTTCGCCAGTTTCTTTGTTGATAACTGTCAAAGGAAGAACATTTGCACCTGTTTCACGATCCAAATTGAATAGGTTCATCAAAGTTTTATAACTCTGTGAAGTCTGTAACAGTTTAACTACGACTGTAGCTCTGTTATCATTTGTCTGTGTACGAGTCACATCGCCTTTTGCACCAGCCACATCAGTGAACTGGTCTGTATCAAAAGTAATATTAACTACATCATCGCCTTCTGCGAACCCTTGTATCTCTGTAATTCCAAAGATAACATTTACATTTGTGAATGAATAATTTCCGAATGCCATTTATAGCTCCTTATATGCTTACAATACCACGGACTACAACTGTGTTGATTCCGCCAGTAAGTTCTGCTGTGAATGTTCCACCTGGTAGTTTACGGTCATCACGGTCTGTTTGTGCGACTTCTGCTCTCTTAGGGAATACTGTCACGACTGTTTGGTCTACGAGAATACCTTGGTTAACTCCGAATGTCTGGAGTAATGTTTTTAAGCGAGTATCTACGATTGTAATTCCACCATCTGTGAATGGGATTATATCTTTCTCAAGAAGTAGGCTCATTAATCCCTCTTCTACTCTAGCTTGTAAAAAGTCAATATTGATAATAATATCTATATATTCTCCAGCTTTGTCGATATTTTTACCACCAGTCATTGTTCCGAAGTAGATAAAACTTGCACCGAGTGTTGTTGTATAAACATTTACATTCACATCCTCAGCTGCATCTATTTCTGTTTGTGTCAATGCAGATGGTTGTATCTCTTGAGAAGCACCTTCAGCAATTCCAGCTAATGTTTTAAATGACCAGTTTGTCGAACCGACATCCTTTGGTAATTGTTGACCCATCCATGACCACTCTGGATAAACATTTGCATTGTCATGATAAACGAGTCCAGTTCTCTTATAGTTCTTAGCTTTTAGTTTAGCTGCAAGTGAAGCTGAAGAACCAAGAACTAGAGTATTTGCATCGTTTGTTGTAACAAGCATAATATTTCTATTTGACTCTAATGCATCAGCGAGGTCTTCTGTGAACTGAATATCTCTTAATGCTTTGATTAAACCTAAAGCATACCACGAGTTATTCGCATTCTTAATCGCAGTTAGCATATCGCCTGCTGTTTCTAATACTTGACCTTGAGATAGTAATGAACCACCAACATTTGAAGGACTCGCTAGTGTATCTCCATCTAGGAAACCTGCACCGCTTATATCAGTACCTGCTGGAGTTGCTACAGTTTGAAGCAACGAGATAGTTGAAGTCGCACCTGTTGTATCACTTGTAAATACAAAGCGATTAATTACATATGTAACTGTTCCACCTGCTGTTCCTGCTGATATAATACTTGCTACATCATCTAGGCTTGTTGCAGTTGAAAAATTTAAACCAGCAACATCAACGAGTGTACCATCTATTGTAATTCCGAACTCTCCATCAGTTATCAGCTTCCAAGCTGCAACATCAGTTAGTGGTGTTTCTCCAGCTTCTAGAACTGCTGAACTATCGGCATCAACATATCGACCTATTAGAAGTTCTTCTGGCTGATTTTCATTAAATGGATCTTGACTGAAATATGCATCAGCTGCTTTCCATTCCTCAGTTGTTTTAGGGAATAGTAACTCAACACCACTTAGTGTCGTGAACCTTTTTACTCTTGTCGCAGTTGTGATTGCACTTGAATTTGAAATCAGTATAGGGATTCCAAATGAAGCAGCGGACACCGATGGTGTATCTTTTTTAATCTCAACATCAACAAATCTCTTTATTGCTCTTTTCTCAGCCATGATAACTCCTTTATTTTGTTATATGAATTGTAGCATATTTTAGCTATGCCTTAAGTAACATTAATTACTTCTCCGTTTATTTCGTTGGTAACTTCTATTTTTTTGATTTCGCTTATGTCTGCATCGCTAGTTGTCGTTGGTATGTAATGGAAGAAAAAATCACATTGACTTCTGTTTTCCCAATCTTTACCTATCTGCTCTGGTACATGATTTATTCCATCTGGGTCAATTATCCCAATATCTAAAGCATTGAAATAGTCTTGAGTTAGAATTGTTCCTAGTGAATTCTTGAGGTCAGTCATTAACTGCATGGTATCATCTCTATATATATTGATTGATACCATTGTCTTTTTAATGCCTTTGTAGTCAGCTCTTATATCTCCGTTGACTTCTCTTGTCACACTTATCTCATCTTTGATAAGCTTTCCAATATTAACAACATTCATTACTGCATATTGTCCTTTTGGTCGTGGTCCTTTACCGTGAGAATATATAACTTCAACATTGAGAGTATTGACTATCCAAGTTCTGATATTTTTCTGAAAGTCTGAGAATGTCATGTTGCTATCCTGATTGCTACCGCTTTAAAATAGTTACCTATTCTTCTCTTAAATACATCATAGATTTTGTATGTATCTCCATCGTATGTAAATGTATCAGCTTTTGTTTCTCCAACCTCCGAGATTGTATTAATCTTTGTTGTCGTGTGAATTTTAACCGCTTCTGTACTTCGAGTACCTTCTGGGAGCAGTATTAAATCATCAGGCTGTGCATTTTGCACTACTGCTTTTATTGGTATGACTGTCGGTGGTCCATCTACCCATTCTCCATCAACATATGAACCTATTCCGACTCTGGTTATGTTTACTGGTTCTAGCCATCGTGTTAATGCTCTGCTTACATCATTTTTCATTATTTATTCTTTTTATGTTGTTGAAGTAATGCATATGCTTCTTCAAAGTTTTTAGACTCATCTATCTTTTTTCTACCCTTAAAAATAAGATACAAATCTTTATCTTTTTTAATATTCCAGTCATTTAATGAGTAAATTGATTTTAACATATCAATCCTTTACTTCATAGCTTATTGATTGTCTGAGTTGTCCTGTATCGATTAAAGGCTTGGAGCTTCCCTTTCTTAACTGTGTACGACTTGTATTTGGTTTCCAGTCATTGCTAGTGAACCTCTCTTGAATAAGTCCTGCGGTAAATGCTCCGAGTATTCCTAGTCCATCTTTTGAAGTTGTTTTTCCGTTGATTACTTTTTTGAATTCTTTAGCAGAGATTGCTTTGATTTCTTTTGATTTGTCTTTAATTGTAGCACGGATAAAGCTTCGCTCTGGGATTAGAACAGTTCCGAACTCGTTCCAAAACCCTATTTGAGCTACTGTTAAATCACTATTCTCATGCTTTCCTTCTCCAGCAAGTATTCCAACATCAACAACCCCACCCTTTGAGATTTGTTTAAAAAGTTTTTTAATTCCTTTTCCGTTGGATCCGCTTACTTGTACTTGCATAAGTTACACCGTGAATGCCATAGCACCGAGTGATTTAATCAATGAGTAGAATTTTTGACCGTATTGAGTAGAGAGCCAGTATGTCTGACTTGCATTGTCTGGACTGTATGTGTTAAAGCTGATTGATGTTCCATCTACTCCTTGAGAGGAAACATTTCCAACTGAACCACTATTGCCATTTAGGCTATCTTCACTTAAAGCTAGATAATGTGCGGATAAATAACAAGCTGCCAAAGAGTATAAAGTTCCCCATGTAGTTTCATTGACAACTAGGAGAGCATCATCAATAAAAATCTGTATGCGAGTATCATCTACTGAATTAAACTCTGGGAACCGTGCTTTAAAAGCTGTAGGTGTGCATGTAGTAGCCATTATTTACCTTTAAGTGAAGCGATAGGCATAATGCCTATACTTTCGCTTCTGCGATTGCTTCTTTTAGTGCATCAACTGTCATATCAGTTGTGTCGATACCTAGACCTTCAGCTTCTTCAACAAGTAACTCTTTTGGAGTCTTCTTTGGTTCTGCTTTCGCTTCTGCGATATCTCCAGCTTCAACTAAAGCTTTAAACACTTTTTCGTTCTTAACTGAATTAATACGACTATCTTCAGTAATCTCATTTGGAAGAAGGTCAACACGACCCTCTTTTGTTTGTAGACAAATTAGTCTTTTAGATTTGTTTTGAACTCTCATAGCTCGTCCTTTTTGTTTTAATTAAATGCCATCTGCATAAGCAGCGGATAGTGGATATCTGAATTCAACTCCAGACAACTTGTAAACTGCAGGAACTTCCCATCCTAAAGTTTTACGGACTGGTTGCTCGATACGGAAAGGCATAGGGATATGGAATACTACCTTATCAATGTCTTTAGTATAAACCATCATACGGTCTGCTGAAGCTGTACCTGCACCTTTTAACTCTGGCAATGATTTAATGTCATCTACTGAGCTAATGTATGGACTGTTTTGAACGATGTACATTAAGATTGTAGTATCGCTGTTATCACTTCTTGGTGTTGAAGCAATGTAAGACCATTGTGATGTTGGAAGCAATAAAGTATCAGGATTTTCAACCTCTTTAGTTGTTTCGAACACTTGAGCAAATAAACTATTTACATCAGCTAAGATTTGAGCAGGTGTTTTTGTAGTCCATGCTGTACCACTACCTGGATTAACAACTGTTGAACTTGGAACATTAGAGT